GGGGCGTTTTTTTGATTTTTTTTGGGGTTTTTTATTGTTTTATATATAAAATCACGAGAAATTATATGCGGGTATTAACGCACAAGGAAATCACGGAAAACTTTTTGTGCTAGGCACTACCGTTTCAAAAGTAGGGGCAACTTTGAAAGTGATACGATTATCATATTCATAGTCAGCCATAGTTTTGGAGTTGGGGGGTGTATAATCCGGGTCGTTGATGAAATGAGCAATATTCCATTTTGGAGTAAAGGTGAGCGGTCCTTGGTAACGGGAGTAAGCTTCACGGATTTCAAACAATGAGGGAAAACGGGGCACAGTAGATGTCGATAAATCAGGTAATCCATCTTCGAGATTGTGGAAAATCTGACGTTGGAAATAGAGATTCATGCGAGCATCAGGTCTATAATCTGAAATAAACATGTTATACACGTCCTGACAAAAGGAGTGAAACATGAAATCTTGGCCAGCAGCGGCATATGCTATGCCAATTGCTCGGGCAGACATGGTATGTGGCTTGAGTCCATTTTCTGGATAACAGAGTTGGGCGACAAGTTTCTTTATGTCACGCTTGGGTGAACCATAGTTACATTGGTAACCTAAGGTTTCAATCTTTGAGCGAAGGGCAGTCAGAACGGACTTGGTCGAAGAGAGGACCATGTTATAACGTTCTTTTGCATATATTTCAAGAAAATTGATGAATAATGATATCCGATCAATGGAGATCGTAGTCATTCCAGTATTATCATCACCTAAAATTAGGAGGATGAAAGATTCGATTTCTGAATCAAAGAAACCAAATTCCATCATGGCGTCAATTATTAAAAAGAGATTGCCAAATGAATCTAAATACTGAGTATTGTATAGGCCAGATGGTACACCGCAGTGGGTTCGGCGGTATGCATATCCGTCAGGTAACAGAAATGTCATATTATTATACCAAGTGTGTAGGAAGTACAAAAGATTGTTCATCCTATCATACATTTTGTGGTCATCAAGGTCAGGGTAGACAGGGTATTCGTAAGTAGGCTGGTATCCATTATTAATAACAATTAATCTTCGGAGGAAGTCAGTGTAGTAAATGTCAGTAATGACTCGAGGAAGTCGTTGGTCATAACTGGACCAATCTAATGAGAAGAAGGTCGAATACGAGCGCGCTAAGCGATCAATGTAATGGTTAGAACCACGAATGGTTTCTAAACCGTACATTATGCAACAGGAGGCTTTTCGAGCTTGAACAGTAAGCGGAAAGGTCAGCATAAGTTCAATGATGATAAATAAATCATCAACAGCGTAGACGGGTCGTACTTTTAAAGTACCATCACGCTTCGAAATGTGGTTGCGAGTGAATAGTAACGTCGGGTAATCATTAAAGAAATCGTTGGCTTTGTCGATGTAGAATTGGATCTGTTCATCGGTAAGGTCAGAATCAGAATGATCGAATTCAAGCTTAAATGGGAGACCATATTGCTTGATATAGTGTACCAGGGTGCGAGCATTCTCATAGGTTGCATTGTAAAAGTAACCTTTTGAAGTGGGATTGAGAGCATACTCATCAGGGTGTGAGTATTTCGCATGCGCTTTCTGTTTAAAAGAATAGCGATTATGGTAACCAGTACCAGTGACGAGAGGAGTCTTGCAAAACTGAGTGTCAACAAAGTGGACAGGTAGGTAGGGTTTGACATCAAGAAATCGAAAGATATGTTCGAGAACAGCTTCTTTTCGGGTTAAGTCAATAGGAGCAGATGGAGTCTGTTCTTTATTGAAATCTTGGAATGTAGCATTAACAGTACCAATTGGTCGGCAGTACTCATGAATAACAGCAAGATATTCAGGGTATCGTTGGACGATAATCTGATAGATGCGGATATCAATAGGGTAGCCATATTCAGTAGCAGAGGGTTCAGTCATTGATAGCGTTTCATCGTTCGATAGTTGTGAACTATCATCGAGAGCAGAAGGGTCACGGATAACGTGGCCATAGTGATACATTAGGGGAACAAATTTAATGCCAGGAGCGGGTTGACGATTGTCAGGGACAGGAGCTGCATCTAGTGGAACAGGTTGATGGAGTTCATATGGTTGGTGCTTCTGATCATTATCAGTTCTATAAGCTTCGACTAGAGTAGAGTACTCTTTATTCAGTGCTAATTGTTTAGCTTCATTATTAAGGTTAAAACGAGCGTTTGCATAATAGCGGCGAAAGTCGGGGTCTTGAGAAATTTCAAGAGTAAGTTCAGGATCACGGTCGGATGATTGGAAGGTCATCCATTCTCTTTTCAGGCGAATGAGGCGTTCAGCAAGGTAGTTGCGAACAGAGTTGAAAGGCATTGTGAGACGTTGTAATAATTAGAGCAGAGGCTTTGTGAGAGCTTGTTAATTTAGACGAATGTGAATTCTCAAATATTAAAGGTGGGCGCTTTAATAAAATCT